TTTCAAAATTTGGACATTGTTAAAATTTTCACACAATTCTTTATCATACTAAATAAGTACGCTTTATCATACTAAAGTAGTTTGCGCACTAACTATCTTATATACCGTGGCAGTAGGTAGAAATTTCTGAGATTGTTAAAATTTTCACAACTCGTCGTGGTTATTGTTAAAATTTTCACGCTGGTGGTTGTTATAATTTTCACAACCAGGACGATATAATGTATATAATACGCGCGTACAATATAAGCGCATAGTGAGAAAAAATTTTTTCAAAAATTTTGAAAAAAGGGGTTGACAACGGTAAAACAGTGTGCTACCATATAGACAATCCAAACGAGAGCGCAATACATTTATTTTGGGCAGCTGCGCCCACAAGCAGCGGAGAAAAAAGTTATGCGTAGAACGATGAAAAATTTTGCAAAGGTTATCGAGAAAAAAGAGCGTGCCTCATGGCGTATTTTGAATTACATGGAGGAAAAATACGGTAAATCAAGTGTAGAACGGCAAAAAGCGTTGTCAGAGTGGGCAGCGTTGAGCAGCGTTAGAATGATGTTCGAGAGTCAAGATGTTTTCGATAACGCCTATAAAACGTGGATGAAAAAATAAACCCGCTGATGTGTCGTTGAAAATTACGACGAAACACGCAAGCAATAATGCTCTTGCGTGTCCGGGTGTTACACATGAGACATACCAATTTGGGCAGCTGCGCCCACAAGCAGCGGAGAAACATTATGAAATTGAACAGAAACACCAAAAAGGCACAAGGTCTAATCGCGAGTTTTGATAACAGCGAGTTTGAAAGATTGGAGGAGTGCTACAATTCGTGCTCTTACGCTAAGAGAATGGCTTATTATAATTGCCTGTGTAAGTTCTCAGACATGGATGGTTGGCGGTTCCGCATTATCTCTTTTAACACTATGTCATTTACTTGTGGTTGGCTTTATGAGGACGCAGAAACAGGCGTTATCATTCTGAATGTGGAAACATATCGCAATACCTACACAATTGAGTATTAGTATAACTTATACCCATTAGTCGAGCTTATACAGAACCTCTGTTCGATATAAGCCGAGCTGATGGGGGGGGGAACACCGAACCATCCAATTTTCATAATTTACAAAATCCTTGATATATGGTATCATTTAGACAATGAAAGACGGAGGTACAGCACATGACTATTTCAAGATGGGCAACACAGTACGCCATAATTGACTACACGCCCAGTTCAGATACCGAGGAAGATTTTGTGCGGAGTTGGATTTACGAGCACCGGGAACTTTTGCACAACGTAAAGGTGAATGAAAAAACTTACACTTTCAAAGCAATAAATTCCGTAATAGGTGATTTTGAACGTGACCTCGATATGTATAAAGAGGAAGATTTGCATTTGCAGGAAATGGAGGCGTACTTCAATGAGCATTGAACCCATCACCCTAACAGTCAACCCGTGGTTGTTCATCGCGGTATGTATCCTTTTTGCCGCACAGCTTGCAATATGGTTCCTATGCGTACTTGACTACATGGAAAAGCCGAAACGGAAAAAGCGCCACTAAGCGCTTTCCGTCACACCGAATTCACCGCCCGGTGTCTGATGATGGCAGGTGTCCACACAGATTATATTTAATAAGGTGAGAAAGGCCAAAATTATGGCAAAGATGATTACCCGCACGTTCCGCACTCAGGAGGTTACTGTCATGACTATGGACGTGACCACCAACGCAATCGAACCCAAGACCCTGACGCTGCCCCACGTTCTGCCTGATAACGACAAAATCATGAAAGCAGCCAAGAAGAAGCTGGACACTGATACCCTAAAGGTTGTCTACGTTATCGGTTCCGAGGTAAAGGAAGAACTGCGTGGCGTGGACGAGGAGCAGTTTCTAGCTATTTCCGTGCCCGTGACCCGCTGAGAAAGGAGGTAACGAACCATGGAAAAGACTTTGGAGCTGACTATTTTCGCCAAGAAGCGAACTTCCAAGGATGGCAAGAAAACGTTTTTAACCTACTTTACCACTATGCCCGGCCGCGACAAGCCCAACAAGGTAAAGTTCCGTGAGGAATGTGGTGCCCCTGACTGCCCGGCAAATATCGTTCTTCGCAAGGGCGATTGCAACATGGCTAAGGAAACCTATACCGATGAGGTGACAGGCGAGGCCAAGTCTGCTGATGTTCTGTGGGTGTCCAATTTCGAAAAGGGCAAGCCCTATGAGGACAAGTCAATGGACGAGTGGTTCTAAGACTAACAAGAGCGCCCCTGAAATATGGGGCGCTCACTTCTAAGGAGGTAAAAGGTATGACTTATTGTGAACTTATTAAAGCTATTGACGAGGTATGCCACAACGGAACGACTGTATGTGATGGTTGTTTTTTACAAAACGTAGAAAATTGTAGCAAGCTACATGATTATATCGAAGAGTTAGCCAGAGAGGAACTTAAGGACGAATGGTAGTAGCAATAGCAATAATTATTTCTATGCTCATGTTCAGCGCTGGCCTGTTCGTTGCATTTGACGTTCTGGACGTGTTTGCAGGAAAAGAACCATATCTAAAATGGGCAGGACGTATCTGCTGCGGTGTATCGCTGTGGCTATGGATAGTTCTGTTGTAAGGAGGTGCCAAGCATGGCAAGACGCATGACCCCCAACCAGAAAGCATGGCAGCGTGAAATGCTGCGTATCGAAAACATGGCGCGTTCCATAGGTATTGAGGACGTTGCCAGTATTAAACCAAAAACTCCGGATAAAATCACCAAGAAGCATATAGCACAGGCAGAAGCTATTACCATGGATTACGTCCGTGAAAAGGCAGAGCTTGAAAGCGCAGGAATAAAGCCAACCAAAAGAGCAAAGCAGAAGAAAGGTAAATCTGTTGGCGGCACGAAGAAACCCGATTATGTACACAAGCCGCGCCGCCCATTGACAGAGGAAGAAAAGAAACAGAGAGCAGAAAACCTGAGGCGCGGCAGAGAAAGCCTAACGCACGACCAGTTGAGCGAGAGCGCAAAGAAAGGCGCCGGTAAACGTAGAGGGTCAGGTAAGAAAGCAGCGCAGACCCGTAAAGAAAAGGTTGAACAGATAAAAAATCTGCCTCGCGTTTCTGATATTGCCGTGGATAATTTCTTTAGTGAAATATCAGAGCGTTTGTCTGCCCCTCAACCGTCAGACGATGTAAGCGCCGTGCAGTATTACTATGACGCCATGACTGGTTTATTGCATGATATAGGTAGAAATAGGTTCGCCTCAATGCTTATGCTTGCAGACCAAGACGGCGCAGGAATATATCTGCACTTGCCGCCGTCAAAAGTCGATAAGGAGTGGGTAATGGGTGCAATCACAGCGTTTTATGGTGTTGTATCTAAGCATAATTTAGGATACGGAAAACGTGTACGGGATATTTGGGAAGAAATGGACGATAGGAATGATAGCTATGAATTTGCGGAAGATGAGACTATCTAATTTCTTCGAGTTTCTGAACTCCGTTGTATCTCATGAAGAAACAGCCAGAGGTGGTGAGGAAACAATGCGAAAACCCTTGTATCTCGTTGGTGACTTTGAAACAACAGTTTACAAAGGGCAAGACCACACCGAAGTGTGGGCAAGCGCTGTTGTTCCCTTATTCACCGAAGACGTGCAGATACATCACAGTATAGAGGAAACCTTTGATTACCTTGCAAACATTCATAAGAACGTGGTTATCTATTATCATAACTTAAAGTTCGATGGTTCATTCTGGATTGATTATTTGCTTGTACAAAAGAAATTCAAGCAAGCTTACCTGAGAATAGGTAAAGAAGAAAACGATGTAGAATGGTTGCCAAAGGCCAAAATGAAAAACAATTCGTTTAAGTATTCTATATCAGCTATGGGTCAATGGTACACTATCACCATTAAAGTAAACAACCATTTCATAGAAATACGGGACAGCTTGAAGCTGTTACCATTCAGCGTGAAGCGCATAGGCAAGGCTTTCAAGACCAAGCACCAAAAGCTGGACATGGAGTACACAGGTTATCGTTACGCTGGTTGTGAGATAACGCCAGAGGAACAGAAGTATATAGCAAATGATGTACTGGTTGTTAAAGAGGCGCTGGAAATCATGTTCAAAGAGGGCCATGACAAGCTGACCATTGGAGCCTGTTGCTTGCAAGAGTTCAAAGACGGTTACAAAAAGTCCATGGAAATGGGCTTTGATATGAGTAGCTATGACGAGAAACTGCCAGACCTCTACGCAGAGGATATGAAGTTGGCATACGGTAGAAAGGTGGATGGAATAGAAACAGTTGGTGACTATATTCGAGCTTCATATCGTGGTGGGTGGTGCTATTTAGTTAAAGGAAAGGAACAGAGAGAGTTCCACAACGGAACGACAGCTGATGTAAACAGCCTTTATCCATCAATGATGAGTAGCGAAAGTGGAAACTATTACCCAGTCGGTAGGCCGTGGTTCTGGAAAGGCAATTTCTGTGATGAGCCATTCATGAGAGTGCCTGAAATAATGGATGGACAGTATTGGTTCGTTAGGCTGAGAACCCGGTTTTATATCAAACCCGGTATGTTGCCAACGATACAGCTTAAACACAATTGCTTGTACAAAGCTAATGAGTTCCTTACAACCTCCGATGTACTGAACCCTGATGATGGCAATTATTATTCACAGTACATTGATTTAGAGGGTAATGTGCAGGAGGCTATTGTAGAAATGACTATGACGCAGACTGATTATCAGCTTATGATAGAGCACTACGACCTGAAAGATACAGAGATACTTGACGGTGCTGTGTTTAAGGCAGAGAAAGGCTTGTTCGATAGCTACATGGCAAAGTATAAGAAGATAAAGCAGGAGAGCAAAGGCGCTATGCGTGAGCTTGCCAAGTTGTTCTTGAATAATTTGTACGGCAAAATGGCGAGTAGCACTGACAGCAGTTTCAAGTTGGCATACGTCAAGGACGATGGGGTAGTTGGTTTCATGCCTGTAATAGAAGCAAAGAAGAAGCCCGGTTACATTCCTATTGGTTCAGCTATTACCAGTTACGCAAGAAACTTTACCATTCGTGCAGCACAAAAGAACTATCACGGATTAGATAAACCCGGTTTTATCTATGCTGACACTGACAGTATTCATTGTGACTTGCCACCTGAGGAAATTGTAGGTATTAAGGTTCACCCAACAGATTTTTGCTGCTGGAAGTTGGAAAGCTGCTGGGACGTGGGCACATTTACAAGGCAAAAGACCTATATTGAACACGTTGTCAAAGAGGACTTAGAGGACTGTGAGCCGTATTACAATGTGAAATGTGCGGGTATGCCTCAGAGGTGTAAAGACCTATTCGTTATGAGCTTGACAGGTGAGGTTAAGGGTGAACTTACTGAGGATGAAAAGAAGTTTGTGTCTAAGCGAAGAACATTAGAGGATTTTCATCAAGGGCTAATAGTTCCAAGTAAGCTATTGCCTAAGAGAATAAAAGGCGGTATACTGTTGGTGGATACCAGTTATGAAATGAGGTGAGTATTTGTACAAGATATACGACCCCGAGAAAGTTCTGGCAGCTGTTGGCTTTGCTAATCCGATAAAGGGTTATCCCGATTATGATTACAAGAAAGGCTTTAACGATGGCCTCAACTGGTTCCAGACACAGCTTGCAAAATATTCGCGGGAGGTGAAAGTAAATGGCGCAAAAGAGGTCAAAAAGAAAAAGTGAGCCAACCATTATTGAAGCATATTATAAGAAAGGCGTGTGCCCTTATTCTGATGATTGCTTCAAATGCCCCGAACCAGATTGCATGGTGAACCCTAACTTTGCAAGAAGAATAAACCAATTGCCGTATGACATTGAAAGAGGTCAAGTGACCAAGTAAAAAAGATCGGAGGAAATGAAATGGACGCGATTAAATTTATTAAAGAAAGAAGAAGAATGTGCAAAAGCTATGATGGATGTAAAGAATGCGCATTAAATGGAACGGTGTGTGGTGGATTTTTAATCATAGACGCTGAGCGAGTTGTTAGTTGTGTAAAGGAATGGTCTGCTGCGCACCCGCTCAAGACACGACAGAGTGTTTTTCTGGAACAGTACCCAAACGCCAGAGTTACAGCCAAAGGCATAGTTGACATATGGCCTTGTGCGGTGGAAAAGAATATGCAAGGTGTTGTATATTGTAACAGCCGCTCTTGTGCAGATTGCCGCCGCAAATTCTGGATGCAGGAAGTAGAATAAAGGAGAGGTGAGTAACCTCACCTCTCCCACTTCATCCAATATCCACAACAGACGGCGCTTACAAGCGGGCTGCGAACCCGACCCTGCCCCGGAGGATTTTACCCCTTGCAATCCGGGCCAGCGGATAAGACGAACGACTGAGGATATTAGCGGATGACAATTAGTAGCTGAGCGCCTTGAGAACAATCTCTTTACACTCAATGTCTTTGAAACGGAAACAACCGCGCTCAAAGTAGTAGCGCATAGTAGACAGGAACAAGTCACTCCGTTTCAGCATGACATAGTTTACGTCGTGGTCGTTGGCAGATACTGTTATACGGACAGGGAAGCTTTCATCAACTCTCTTGTCACAGTACACAACGCCCTCATCCAGATACTCACGGATAGCAAAACTCTTATTACCGCTTCGGAGAGTAGCAATATAATTGCTGCGGCCCTTAGGCGTATCAATAAAAGCAGAGCTGTCATTGAGGTATACGCACTCACAAGAGTAAGCAACGTAATCATTCTTAGCAAAAGCTCTATTGAACCCGCTTTCTTTCTGTGCTACGCTGGCAGCTTCAACAAAGCCCTGTTCAAGAACGAACCCGTCACCTTTCAGGAAATTAGTATCGGCTTTAAGTCTACCGGTAATACCCATCTCTACATAGTACGGGTTAATGAGAGACACAGGGTTAGCACACATATACACAGGAAGGTAACGTACTTGCTTATTCTGTCCACGCGCAAGGGAGGTGTGAATAGAAATTAACTTTTTGAGCTCATCGGGTGCATACTTATTTGTCTCACTCTGGAACTCATCAAAGAACATTGCAGTTGTATCACTGAACAGGTGGGACAATTTCTTGATACTGTCAGCGTCATTTATAGCGATGGCATAACCGCATGAAATATCATTCAGGAACAGCTCTTTGTACTTTCCCTTTTGTCTGGTTTTCTCTGTCATTTCATCGTCAGGAAAGAACAGACCACCAATGTCTTTGAAGAACTTGTCAGCCACCTCATCAAGTTCATAGTTGAACCGATACAGGAGACAGAATTTCGCCCCTGTTTTCTTGAAGCGGTTTACAAGCAATCTACCGAAGTAAGTAGTTTTACCGCCAGTGCGGTTCGTAGTGGTCATATAAATTTCAGGGCGCTTTCCGTTAATGTCAAGCATGGAAAGCAATTTCGTTCCATCGTAATACTGGCCCATTGAGTTCACCTCACTAAAATTTCTTTCCTTTATTGTAACATAAAACTTGACTTTTGTCAAGCAATATGGTACAATCTAATTGTAAAAGTTAGGGAAAGGAGGCAACGGCGAATGGAAGTTTGGAGCAATCTCATTTCACAGCTGGGGTTCCCCCTTGCGGCGTGTATCGCCCTAGGTTTTTTCGTCTACAAGATGTGGCAGCGTCAGGCCGAAGAAGCTGACAAGATGACTAAGCAGTTCACCGAAACTGTTGAGCGTCTTACCGAAAGTCACCACGAAGAAATGAAGGGAATTCAGCAGGCCCTGACTGACAACACCATAGTGATGAACAAACTCATCGCAAAACTGGACGGGACAACGGAGGTGTAAGTAAATGCCCAGCGACTTTATCTATGGCAATAGATACCTGACTGTTTCTGAGCAGCAGAACAACGCCAACCTTTGTTATGAATGGATGAGAGGCATACAGGCAGCGACATTCTCTGTCAACGCAGCTTGTGCTATAATAGCAAACTTTGAGTATGAGAGCACCATCAATCCCGGCATCGTAGAGAGCCTTGCTACTGACCCCGAAGCTTTTAAGCAGGAACACGGGTATTATCCCGGTTGTGGTTTAGCAGGTTGGACACCGTACACAAAGCTTACAGGTTGGTTAAATGACTTAGGCATATCCGCTGACTTCAATAGTGGCTGGCAGGATAAGGGCGCGCTGCAACTTGAGTTTATTCTGTGGCAATTACAGAAAGAGCCAACAGCAGTTTGGTTCAGGAACCCGAGCGTGACACCGCAAGACCCGCCCATGTCATTCGCGGAATTTTGTAACTCTGATTTAGACCCAGGTACACTTGCCAAGTATTGGTGCTGGTACTACGAGCATCCCGCAGACCCGAACGGGCAAGCACCGCTGAGAGCAGCAGCAGCCAACAAGTGGTATACTTACTTCACAGGCGAAGAACCGCCCGGCCCCGGCCCAGAACCACCTACGCCAACCGAAAAGCGTAAGGGCTTACCTGTATGGATGATGTGCGGTAATAAGCGTAGGCGTATCATACGCCGTCTATATTAAAAGGAGTGTAACATTATGGCAAAGCTAAATCGTGAGCAGTTTCTTGAAGCTATCAAGGCGCGTATTGGTGACGATACTTCTGACCTTGCTATGCAGTTTGTGGAGGACATGACCGACACATTTGATGGTTTCGCAAATGAAGGTAACTCTCAGCGTATCAGTGAACTTGAGCAGCAGTTGACTGACGCGAAAACGGAAAAGGACAATTTGGATAAGAGTTGGAGACAGCGCTACCGTGACCGTTTCTTTTCTGGTATCGATGAAGATAAGCTGCCGCCCGAAGTGAAAGACCCCGAGCCTGTCGAAGTCGAACCAGACAGGGCTACTACTATTCAGGTGAACGACTTGTTCACTGAAAACTAAGAAAGGAGACATACAGATATGCCTACTAAACCTAAGATTAAAACCCTGACCAACAGCTCTATCGATGTGCTGAACGCTATCCGCAACAGCGCTACTGTGAACTATCAGAACTATGTGCCCATCGCCACCAGCGACCCCGACAACATTCGTGAGATTGGCGCTATCATTATGGATATGCCCCAGCTCCAGAACGAATTTCTGTCTGCTCTGGTGAACCGCATCGGCCGTGTCATTCTGACCAGCAAGATGTACTCCAACCCGTGGGAGATGTTCAAAAAGGGTATGCTGGAATACGGTGAGACGATTGAGGAAATTTTTGTCAACATCGCAAAGCCTTTCCAGTATGACCCCGAGGTTGCTGAGAGTGAGGTCTACAAGCGTGAAATCCCTGACGTGCGTTCCGCTTTCCACGTCATGAACTATCAGAAGTTCTACAAGGCCACCATTCAGCAGGAGCAGCTGCGGCAGGCTTTCCTGTCCGCTGACGGTATTTCTCAGCTGATTGCTGGTATTGTTGACCAGATGTACACCGCAGCAAACTATGATGAGTTTATCACCATGAAGTATCTGCTGGCGAAGAAAATTCTGGCTGGTCAGTTCCATCCTGTTACCGTGGACGCTCTAACCGCCGCGAACTCCAACGCTGTGACCACCACCATCAAGGAGACTTCCAATATGCTGGTGTTCCCCAGTACCGAGTACAACCCCGCTGGTGTGTTCCAGCACACGGAGTACAATGACCAGTTCCTAATCATGTCTGCCAAGGCCAAGGCTGTAATTGACGTGAACACTCTGGCTGCTGCGTTCAACATGGATAAGGCTGACTTCATGGGCCACGTTGTGACCATCGACAGCTTTGGTGCTCTGGACGTTGCCCGTCTGAACGTGCTGTTCGCTGATGACCCCACCTACACCGAGATTGGTTCTGCCGAGATGGAGGCCCTGAACGCTATTCCCGCTGTGTCTGTTGGCCGTGACTGGTTCATGGTATATGACAACCTCATGCAGTTCACTGAGAACTACAATGGTCAGGGCCTGTACTGGAACTACTTTTACCATGTGTGGAAGATTTTTTCCAGCTCTCCGTTTGAGAACGCTGTGGTGTATGTGCCCACTACTCCCGGCGTGACCTCTGTCACTGTTTCCCCTGACGCTGTGAGCGCTAAGGCTGGTCAGAGTGTTAGCCTGTCTGCTGATGTTGTGACCACTGGCTTCGCCTCTCAGGAGGTCAACTGGACTGTTGCTACTGCGTCCTATGCGTCTACTGTTACAGTTGACAAGGCTGGTAACGTCAAGATTGGCAAAACTGCTGCGGCTGGTAGCTGCACCATCAAGTGTACTTCTGTGTTCGACAGCAAGAAGTATGATGCGTGCGTGATTACTATCACTGCCGCGTAAGGAACTCCCTATGAGGGGAGGGAGAAATCTCTCCCCTCTATCGTTAAGAAAGGAGGAATTGAATATGTATATTGAACCTAACAGCACTGTATATCTGATGAAGAATGTCCCACTTGACCCAACTTATCAGCATACGGTGCTTTTCAGTTCTAAAGAGCAGCAAGCCAATACGTTCCTGGGGTTTACAACCGGTGACTTGACGTTCGTCAATCAGAGCTACCAGAGACAGGGTATGGGGTATATCAAGCTTGCTACGAATGTTGGCAATGTGCTGAACTGCAACTACATGATGTTCCGAAACTACAACAGTGAGACGATGGCGTATGATAGATGGTTCTATGCGTTCGTCACTGATGTAGAGTATGTGAATGAGGCTACTACTCTCATCCGTTATGAGATTGATATCATGCAAACGTGGTTGTTTGATTATAGCCTTGACCCGGTGTTTGTGGAGAGGGAGCATAGTAGTACGGATGTAGCGGGGGATAATCTGCTGGAAGATAATCTTGAACATGGTGAGTATATCTTTAGAGACTATCAGCGCGTAGGCGTGTTTGGGCAGGGAGCGGAAAATGACCTTAAAGTTCTAATGTATGTAAGCGCAGAGCAGAATAGTGCTGGCGAAGCTGTACCAGTAAGTGGTGGAAACTACGGAGGTATTTACTGTGGTGCTAAAAGATTGACATTCTCTACGGCACAGGAAGTCAACGCATGGATTGAAGCCAACCCTACTTGTGTTCCTGACGCTATCGTTGGTATGGTGATGTGCCCTGACCGACTTATTCCTGCTAACGGTGGAGCAGGTGGAAAGTTCAACCCTGACGCTATCTTCACCCAGATTGCACCATTGAAAAACTACTCGGATATTGACGGGTATGTTCCTAAGAATAAAAAGCTGTTCACATATCCGTACAATTTCCTGTACGTTTCTAACAATACAGGGTCTGGTAAAGAATTGGCCTATGAGTATTTCAGAGAGCCTAATACCTGCAATATGTATGTAATTGGTAATGGCTCTCTCGGCGGCGACGCTTTGTTGGTGCCTAGCAAGTACAAAGGTACTTCACTGGGAGGTACTGATGAGAAGCAGCTTAACTACAACGAAGCTATTTCACTCGGTGGGTTCCCTATGTGCGTGTACAACATTGACGCTTTCAAAGCATGGTGGGCACAGAACCAAGGACAAGAAACAGCAGGGTGGGGAAGTTCTGTTATATCTGCCATTACCAGTATGTTTGGTGCTGCTTCAAGCGGTGACGCTGCACGGTCGGCAATGGGTGTTATTGGCGGCGTTGGCAGTCTGGCTAGTTCCGCTATGCAAGCTGCTGGTAAGCTGCGTGACCAGAGAGCTAAGCCACCCATCACAATGGGCGATGTTAGTACACCTACACTTTGGTCTGCAAATGCGTTTGGTTTCTGGTATGGCCACATGACTATCCGTGCGGAGTACGCCAAAATCATTGACCAGTTTTGGAGTAAGTTTGGGTATCCTTGTAATAGGATTAAAGTGCCAAACAGAAACGCAAGAGCTAATTGGAGCTATGTAAAAACTAAGGGCTGCGAATTTACCGGCTCCATCCCCGCCTCTGACGCAGAAGCTATCAAAGCTATCTATGACAACGGTGTAACGTTCTGGAACGACATCAACAATGTTGGTAAGTATGGGGACTTCACCAACCCCATCAACGCTTAGGCGCTGGTGTTAATATAACACTAAGAAAGGAGGTAAACTATGGGAAAGAAAAATAAGTGCAAAAAGAACCTTGGTGGTATTATGAGCCAGTTCTGGAATAGTGCTGTGATGAATAACATTACCTACAACCACTATTTCAACCATCTATCCGAGTTGGGCATGACCATGTTTGAGTGGCACAACCTACCTGAGGGGATTGACCCGCGCTTTATGGAGATGACCCTGTTCAATGAGGGATACGCTATTTTCTTCAAGGATGAAGCTATGGACGAGTTCCTCTGCTTGCAGGCGCGTATTGGTGGACAGCTGAACGTATACCGTATTCCTAAAATCCGTACGGCATACGCTGTCAATGGCTATCAATATGAGCTGAACGAAAAGAACAGTGTTATCATCTATAACAACTATCTCAGATACCCGAGTGTTCCTGACGCACAGTTCTTTGCTGCTAAGTTGGTAAACATTGACAGAGCTATTGACGTGAACGTCAACGCACAGAAAACACCTATTCTTATCCGTACCACAACTGACCAGCAGTTGGGTTTGGAAAACGCCTACATGAAGTGGCAGGGCAATCAGCCCGTTATCTTCGCCACTAAGGGTAGTGACCTTGACCGTGCGTTTGATGTACTCACCACTGGTGCACCGTCAACGTTCAAAGACCTGTACGAACTCAAGACGCAGGTGTGGAACGAGGCACTTACCAGAATGGGTATTAGTTCTGTGAACACTGTAAAGAAAGAACGCATGATTACTGACGAAGTGGCGAGAGCGCAGGGCGGTACTATCGCAAGCAGATATTCCAGACTGGAAATGCGTAAACAGGCGTGTGAACAAATCAACGCTATGTTCGGACTGAATATCTCTGTGGAGTATCGTGATGACTTCCTGAACATGGTAGACAACGGGGAGGAGGAGAGCATAGATGATGTTGAACGCACAGGCTCTATTGAATAATGACGAACTCTTTGAGGATGTTATGACACAGTATTGCCAAGTCATGGAGTGCTCACTGTGCAGCTTCAAGGAGCACAACATCGCGTGTAACCTCAATGCAGCTGGCTACCGTATACCATGGTGCGAATGGGCACAGAAAGAGGTGAAGCCTTTTGAGTAACTATACAACTCAGGTGCGGTATATCTGCGAGAGCTACGCAGGGTTGGTCGACAGCGTAGGTGCAGATGATGTGAATAAGGTTGTAGCTGCCGCCGCGCCTAAGATTTTCATGGACTTCCCGATTTGGGATGAGAGTTACCGCCTCACTCTGGAAACAAAAATCCTCAAGCATTTTTACTTGAGAGAGATTGCACATGAGACTGTCGGGCTGTGGAGACTTAGACTGGACACCTATATGAACGAACTAATGCCTGTCTACAATAAGATGTATGCGGCTGTGTCTCAGGAGTTTAATCCGCTATTCGATGTGGATATTACCAGAACACATGATGGACAGTCCACAGATAGCAATACCAGTACAGGCAATAGCTTGAACAAGTACAGTGAAACCCCTCAGGGTTCTATCCAGAATGTAGTGGATGGTAAGTATCTCACCACGGCACAGGCTAATGACGCTACTTCTAACAGTTCCGGTAACTCCACGGCAAACTATGTAGAAAGAGTTACTGGTAAGCAGGGTACAGGTTCCTACTCTGCCTTGCTGAGAGAGTACATCGACAAGCTTGTTAACATTGACCTTAGGCTGATGAAAGAACTGGAACCGTTGTTCTTCTGCCTGTTAGACTAAGGAGGGTATATGTTCGTTTATCTAAGCCCAAGTAATCAGGTTGGCAATACCTACTACGGTAATAACCACAACGAGTGCTTTTGGTGTGAGAAGATTGCACAGGCTACTTATAAGGCTCTGCTTCGTTCTCATGTGAAAGCCGTACTGCCCAGCAGCGACAGTATGTATTCGCGTATCGATGAGGCTAACGCGATGGTGCGTACCCTCAATGAGGATATGCTGTATGTGCCTATTCATACCAACGCAACAGGGCTGAAAAATTCAACCAGACGTGGCACGAATATCTACAACTGGGGCACGGAAAAAGGCAAGGTGCTTGCTGTTTGTATATATGATGCAATTATGGATATTCCGGGTGCTGCTGTCGGTAAAGGCGGTATCCCTCGTAACCAGACGTGGTATGAGATGAAGAACAGCAACGGTATTTGTGCCTATTGCGAATGTGAATACCACGACTGTAAGGAGGGCGCTGAGTGGATTACTTCCCATATCATGGAGATTGGTGAGGCAATAGCTACGGGTATATGCAATTATCTTGATGTGCCGTTCGTAGAGCCACCTGAGGATAAGCCGGAGAAGCCGGAGGAAGCTCTGTACTATGTACAGATTGGCGCGTTTAAGGTAAAGGCGAACGCTGAGGCGTATATGCGTAAGGCTATCGCTGACGGATATAATGCCTTTATCAAAACAACGGAGGATTTTGTTAGATAGGAGGTGAAACGCAATGGCTGATTACAACAATTTGCATGGGAACATTGAGCCTATTTGTATCCGTATTCAAAAGATTTTGCCTACGGTGTATACGGATGCCCTGAGTTATCAGGACGCTATGGGTCAGATTATTGCCAAGATCAATGAACTGGTGGAGCAGGTCAATAACTTCTCTGACCAAGTGCTGGCTGCGTCTAAGGCGTATACCGATGGCGAGATTGCGAAAAGTATCCGGCAGTATGAATTGGCTCTTGAGCAGCTGAGCAACGACTACAACCAGTTCGTGGATAACGTCACTGGAGCGTTGCAGGGTTTCCAGAATCAGATGGACGAGAACTTTCAGCGGCAGGACAACGAAATAGCTGGCGGTCGTGCGTATACGGATACGAAGATTGCGCAGAATAATGACTGGCTGCTTGAGCAGATTAGTCAGCAGGTTATCAGTGTAACGGTGCTGAACCCGTTTACTGGCGAGCGCGAGAGTATTCAGGATATGATTGACTATCTATCCAGTCTGCATATGCCCGAAGCAATCAAGGTGAGCGGTATTGTTACCGCTAACAGAACTGTCAACAAGGTTATCTCTTACAACGCCACCTGTACGCAGTTGGTTAACAACGGTAAGAATATCTTTGCACAGGCATAAGGAGGATGAGGTATGTTTATTGACGCATGGCTGACAGCGGTGTGTGAGATTGACTTTAAGGGCAACTCTATGGAAAGCTGCACACAGCTTATCAACTACTGCCAGCAGAACAAAATCGCGTACAAAGCTACAATTGAGAATACGGCTGAGGGTATAAAGTATACGCTCAAGGCTACGTCTACAAATGAAGCTGCATACACGATGATTAGAGACTACAAGAACAGAGGAGGTAACTAATCAATGAAAACTACAACTAACTATAACTTCAAGCAGTATGAGGGTAGTGATATCTTTAACCCGCTGACTGTTGAGGCGCAGAACATTCAAAGCATTGATAACAATATGGCTAAGAACCGTGACGCCGCTGTGCAGTTGGCTACCGAGATTAAGAGCGGTACTGTTCATGCGATTACCCGGAACACACCGGGTGCGCCTGTCATTCGGTTCGTGGCTACCAGCGATTGGGCGCAAGGCGATACCTGTACCGTGGACGGTGTTCAGGTGTCTACGCTGCTGCCTACTGGTGAGACGCTGCCCGGTGGCGCGTGGAAGATTAACAGCAATGTGCTGGCTGTACTGACGGGTACGCTGCTGACGGTGTTTACGACCGCTCCTGCTGGTGGCGGTACGGATATTGATGCGGATACGTTGCAGGGACATGATGCGGCGTATTTCATGAGCAGAGAGGTCGGCGCGCTGAAAAGTGTTGGTAGCACGGTGCTGCTGAACGCTGGAAACTGGGCACCGAGCGGCAGCGTGTATGTACAGACTGTTGCTGTTGGCGGCGTGACTGCTGAGAGCAATGTTGTCACCAGTCCGAGTGCTACGGGGTGGGCGAAGTCTCAGGAGAATAATGTTAGATGTACTGCACAGGCGAATGGTACGCTGACGTTTACCGCGGACAGTATTCCTGACGCTAGCATCTACTTCAATGTGATTATCGTCGGGTAAGTCGGTTTCGTTGTGTTAGTGGGTGGGCGGTGTCTATTGGGCATGAGTGCTACGGCAGCCGGGTGCGGGTCTTCCGTGGGTATGAATTTTGGAAAGGTGTAGAAATTATGAACAGAGTAATTTTCTATAAAACAGCAACTTGCCCGTCATGCGGCAAAGTGGTTACATTTGCTATGGATGAAAAGCGAGGAACAGTTTGTCGGTGTATGGGAGCTGAAAAGGCTATGGAGCCGGGAAATGAAGTCAAGGCTATTATCGTAAAGGAGGTAGCAAGATGATTGTAAATGCTGGATATAGAGGTAAGGTTGGTGCGGCTGCGCCGAAGTTTACCTATACTGGGCAGTATAATATTCGGAAAGACGGCGTTGTGGAGTTGCTGACGAGTGGTACTATTGTGTTCCTAGAGCCGAAAGTCATTGACGTGTTTATGGTTGGTGGCGGCGGTGGCGGCGCAAGCACTGCGCATCAAAGTCTAACGGACAAGCGCGCCGCAGGCGGAGGTGGCGGCGGTGGTTACACACGAACGTTGCGACGCATATCCGTTCCTGCTAATACGCAAATTCCTGTTACGGTAGGCGCAGGTGGACAAAGTGGACAAGGTGGAGGTTCAAGCGCTTTTAATACTGCCTATACCGTTAATGGTGGTATGAGTAAAGGAAGTTACACCGGGGCTGGCGCTTTCCCCGGCGCTGATGGCGGCTCCGGTGGCGGCGGCGGTGTATTGTCCAATTCAGACTACGGAACAGGTGGTTCCGACGGTAACAACGGCGAAAGTGGCTACCCCACCACAGTTCTCGGGGGCAAGGGTCAGGGCTTTACTACCCGCGAGTTCGGTGAAGCAACCGGAAAACTTTACGCAGGTGGCGGCGGTGGCGGAAGATATATGTCAGCGCAATCCCCTGTGGTTTCGGCTGGCGGTAGTGGCGGAGGTGGTACGGGTGCATGGAATACATGGTATCCGGCTAACAGTCAGGCGGCGGCCGCTGGCGTAGCAAATACGGGCGGCGGTGGTGGTGGTGGTGCCGCTTCGCAAGCAACCGCAGTTCAAGACAGCAACTCAGGCGGGTCTGGCGGTTCCGGTATCGTATGTTTCCGTGAAGCGCAGGAGTTGCCGGAGTTGGCTGGGACGTGGGTGCTGAATGGGAGGTTGTATGCACCGGAGAATACCATTAACCAGACCATTCAATTCACTGCAAAAGAAAGCGCTACGTCTGCGGAGAAGGCATATGCAAACTTTTACAGCGACACAAGCGCACTAAAATTCACGAAAGCAACAGGCTCTACAACTACTGTTTACACTTACTCTTCCAATACATGGAACACTAAATATAAATATCTGACTTTCCCGGTAGGTGCAACCGGTTCCGACGAGTTCCGCGCATGGCTGGCGAGTAACGCGACAAAACAGTAAGCTGAATAATCGGCTAAGAGTGAGGGCGAAAGCTCTCACTCTTTTTTGCTCATCTCCCTACCTACTTAGTTGGTAGGTTACTATTCCTACCTACTTAGTCGGTAGGTTGGTGTTTAAGTTAAAGGCCTTTAACGAAGTGTCCAAAAAAGCGGACTGTGAAAATTTTAACAATGTCCGAAAATTTTAATGACCTACCGAGCGAAGCGAGGTGAATGAGTGC